AGAAATTAAAATTCGACCACGAGAATACTAGAGGTGGTATTTCACTTACAGCCACTCAAAGTGCGTATGTGATAAAGAATTACGAGTACGAACCACTTTTGGTAAATAGAGTAATTGCTATAACTGAATATTTAGGAATTGAAATGCAAAGGACTTACAAACTTTCATTTCAACCAGAAAGAATTCTATTTGAATACATCTTAGGTGAAACTGAGAAATCAATTCACGTATATGGTAAACTAAAAAGGAATCAAGAGAAATCAGAGATGTACTTCATCCCTAAATCACAATTACTTGACGACCCATATTTCGAAGATATCGATATCCATGTAAACTTTGAAAAATATACAAAACTTGACACAATGGTCCTTAAAGACGGTACTGTTGGTAGAACACCATACAAACACCAGATTGAGGGTATTAAATTCTTATTAACTAGAAATGGTTGCATTCTTGCTGACGATATGGGATTAGGCAAAACCTATCAATCAATTATTGCGGCATTAGAATCTGGTGCTGAACGAATCCTTATTGTTTGCCCATCAGCTGTAAAGATTAACTGGCAACGAGAAATCCAATATTTTCAATGTGAGGACACATCAATTATTAACGGTAAGAAATGGAAACAAGGTAAGTTTACCATAATAAATTATGACATCCTTAAAAACTTCTGGGTAACCGATAAACAAAGAAAAGAATACAATAGTGGTGACTTCGTTTGGGAGAATGAACACTTAGTTAAAGGTAACTTTGACCTTTGTATTATTGATGAGGCTCACTACTTGAAAGACCATAAGAGTCAACGTGGTAGTATTATGAAGGACCTTTGTGTTAAACATAATATACCTAAGGTTTGGTTACTTACTGGAACACCAGTTGCAAATAGACCGAAAGATTACTACAATCTACTTGCTCTTATAAAGGCCCCTATCGCAAAGGATTGGATGTTCTATGTTACGAGGTACTGTGAAGCTAGAAGTTTCTTTAAACAGCTTAAAAACGGTAAAAAGAAGAAGATATGGCTTACCAATGGTGCATCTAATTTAGAAGAACTTGCAACAAAAACTAAAAACCTTTTTCTAAGAAGACTTAAGACCGATATTGATGATATGCCAGATAAGATTATCACACCTGTTTATCATGTTATGAGTAAGAAGGAAGAAAAGGAATATGAAGGTTTATGGGATGAATACTTAATTGAACGTAAAAAGAAAAAGAAAAGGGGTGAGGTTGATAGAGACCTTGTTGAATTAATACTACTTAGACAGTTCATTGCTAAGATAACAATACCTAAGACTATTGAGATGGTTGATAATGCTCTTGAGCAAGACCAGAAAGTTATTATCTTCACCAACTTTACAGAAGAATTACAAACACTTCATCAACACTTCGGAAGTAAAAGTGTGGTTCATTATGGTGAGATGTCTGAAACTAATAAACAAGTATCTGTAGATTTATTTCAAAAAAACCCAGATAAAAAAGTATTTATAGGTAACATAAAGTCAGCTGGTGTTGGTATCACACTTACTGAAGGCACTATTGTTATTTTTAACTCATTTGACTGGGTGCCAGGAAATAACGAACAAGCCGAAGATAGGTCATACAGAATTGGTCAAACAAATCACGTAAATGTTTACTATCAATTATTTGATGATACTATTGCAACTAAGATGTGGGATATCTTAGAAAATAAGAAAGAAGTTATTGCACAGATAATTGGTGGTGATAACGAATACGAAGATAATGATGATGAAATTGTTGAATTACTAATGGATAAAATAATAGAAGAATTATGATAAAAGTGTATAGTATGAAGAACTGTCCTTATTGTGAAGAACTAAAAGGATTATTGAAAGGTGAAAATATTGAATTTATCGAGGTAGATATCAATGACCCAACAAATAAAGAAGAATCTGATATGGTATTTAAAATTACCAAAGTTGATAGTGTTCCAATCGTAAAGGTTGGAAAACAACTATTAGCACCAGATGTTTCTTTTACTAGTATTAAGGATGCATTTGACCTAACTAAGAGGTTTATGGTTTAACGTCCTTAGCGATTGCTTGTATGTTTGTTATAACGCTTGGAGTTTCTGAGTCCATATAACCAGCAGTATTGATATCATTACCTAGAAGGGTTCTAACAGCTTCTAATTTTTTTCTAACTATTGGGTTATCACAATATTGGATAGCAATATCTATTTCTCTGTAAGCATCAAATAAATGATTAGCACATCTTTGCATTACAGCCTTAACCATAGACAATCTTTTATGTGGATTAAACTCTTCGTTTAACTTTTCTTTTATTAATTTCTTTGTTTCCATCATTTATAAATATTTATATAAAAAGAAAAAGACTATGGCAATACCAGAAGATGACAAGCAAAAATTATTTAGACAATTTAGACATTCACTTGGTGCACCGCACAGACAAGTAGAAGTAGACGATGACCAATTATGCACTTTCTTGGAAATGGCTATTGAGGATTATGCTCAATACGTACAAGAATGGCTTATAGAACACCAATGGCAATCATTATTAGGTCAAAGTATAGATAAAACAGATATGGCATTTGCATTAAGTGTTAGAAATTTCGATTTCATGACACAATATACTTATGCGTACTCTAAACAAGTTGGACTTCAAGCAAGAGGTCCTTGGGAATTAAAAAAAGATTATATTGATGTTGTTGCTGGTCAACAAGTTTATACAATTCCAGCTGGTAGGGAAGTTAACGAAGTATTATGGATAACACCATCTGTTACTGATATGGCCTTATTCTCTAGCATGGGTGGTATCGATGTTGGATTCGGTGGTGGATTCGGTCAAGTTGGTGCTGGTGCCGCTGGTGGTGGTATGGGTGCTGGTGGGACTGGTGGTTACTACATTGCACCAGCTTTCGATGTATTATTAGCAGCACAAGATTTTAACCTTAAAAATAGATTACTTAGAAGTGAGTTGGTTTACAAATTAACGGCTGGCCCTAATGGAACTAGGTTATTGCATTTATTAAGCACACCAGGGTCTAGAATGTCATTCGGTAACGCCCTTGGCGGTGGAGCAGCTGGTGGGTCTATTAACCTTGCTGGTTGTCAAGTATGGTATCATTACTACGATACAGATAGTGGCAATGTGGATGATTGTAGGGTGGATAACCCAGATATTATTAAACTTCCAAATGATGTACCTTTAGCTAAACTTGATTTTAGTACGTTTAACGAACCTACGAAGACTCTTGTAAGGAAACTATTCATTGGACACTCTAAGACAGCCTTAGGACGTACTAGAGGTAAATTTGGGGGTGTTGTTGGGCCACCAGAAGCACAATTAACAATGGATTACGATTCATTAGTGACTGAGGGTAATGAAGACATCAAAGAAACACTTGCTAGACTTGATGAAAGACTTATGAGATTATCGTCAGAGAAACAAATGGAGAGAGCGGCTAATGAGTCTGAAAATTTAAACAGACACCTTAAGTTCAGACCACTAGGGTTCTGGGTAAAATAAAAAAAAGGGAACATTAGTTCCCTTTTTTATTGGTTAGAAGTTGGACTAGTCATCTTCTAATGCTTTAGAATCTGGTGGTAAACCTACTTTAGTATTCAATCTTTCTGTCTGATATTGTAAAACATCATTTTCATCTTCTTCCATTTCTTGCTCCCTCACATTTTTACCATATATTAACATAGCCTTCATATCCTCTTGACCACTTTCTTGTGCTTTTGCTTTTTCTATTACTTTGTCTTTTTCACGAACTATTGTTGGCCATACATCTAACCCCATCTTCAATTGAATATCTTCTGTTTTACCAGTAGTTCCATTTATAAACTCATCCTCTGTTTTATAATCTAACCATTGGTCATATCTATCATCACCCACAAGGTTACCGTTATTAAGATAGAATTGTTGTCTTTCTTTAGCAACATCTTCATATTTCCACATATCATCAAACTTACAAAGATTCACTCCCCATTTTCTTGACTTCAAGTAGTAAACCGAAGTTCCCTCATCTTGATATAACTCACAAATAATCTCAACCATCTTAGGTAGCGTACCATATATCTCAATATCAGATAAGTCTTTAACTTCAAGTGTTTGGAAAATAGCATCTAACCTATCTTTCTCTTCTTGAATACCTTCCTCTTTAGCAATCCTCATTCTCTCATGGTAATCAACAACAATACCATCCCATTCATCTTGCTCCATGAAGTTAGGTAACTTATTAACAGATGTCCAGAATCTAATCTCTTTATCATCCATTGTCATAAGAGCCTCGTAAGAATCTTGGTCTTCCTCATTAAATGGTTCACCAGCAATCAACTCACATTCTTTTTCAGTGAATTCTTTTCTTTGCTCTAACTCCATATGAGTTTTCTTAGTTTCTTTATCCTTAACCTTAACAACTTCTATTAAGATGTTATCAATAGTCTTAAATGTACCCTTATACTTACCTTTAGTTACCTCAACTTGACGTTCTCTGATATCCTTAGAGAAACAAACTAAAAGAGGTCTAATTCTTTTGTTGAATGCATTAATATACCTAGCAACGTTATAATCATCAGTAGTCATATCTGGATTCTTCTCCATTTCTTCTCTAGAAATCATAATACAGTTAAGTTCAATTGTCTTAGCTTTAGTTTCCTTATCAGTAATTGTTTTAAGGTCACCAGTTGACTTAGACTCACCAATGTTAACATAATAGATGATATCACCTAAAGAAACGTTTACATTGTTCTTAACAACTAATTCCATGTGTGCTTGTCTTGGATTGTTATTACCAGCTTTGTTTTTACCTTTAACATGTTTCTTGTAAGCCTCTACACTTTTCTTAACCTTACCTTTAGAAGCAATCTTCATAAGTGGAATTTGGTAGTTGTAAATCTTATCAATATAATCGTAGTAATGGTTAACAAACGAATGCCCATCACCATCTAATAACATCTTGATACCAGTATCAAGGAATTCTTCTATGTATATAGGCATTTTATTCGACTTAACGGTGTTTCCCACCAATTTAACCTTATCCCCTATCGCATTAGCGTAGTTCTTTCTAGCGAAGTTAATTGTAGACGAACAAACATCATCTAAATCTAACCCCATTCTACCTTCCATATAAGTTTCATTGAATTCAGCTAAGACAGCATCAACACCACTAAGTGTAACACCAGATTCACCTTCTGTCTTCCAATGGTCACCCTTAGCTACGTAAGTGTAGTCATTAACTGAATCTGGTCTAGCAAAGTTAAAACCATCAGTATCACCTACTAGTGGTCTGAAACCATAATCTCCTTTGAATACCTTAACCATAAGTCTAAGTGATTGTCTACCTCTACATGTTGTTTCCTCAGCACAATCTGAATCTCCCCAGTTGAATAAGTATGGAGCACCATATGCCCCAAAGAATGAGTTAGCAAGAATCTTAAGTGGTAACTGCTTCTTATCGAAATCAGAAGCCATCTTCTTTTGTTCTACAATCATCTTATCAGCCTTAGCTATTCTTTCTGGTGAAAGCTTATCTCTATTATTATCTAATAACTTTTGAAGTCTCTTAGCCTCATCCTTAGCATTACCAGCCTTGAATTTAAACTCATCCCTTGTATCAACAACATATGTTAATAAACCTTCCATTACCCCAGAGATATCTAGGTCTGGGAATATGTTCCAAGTTAATTGAGTCTTAGGATATAGTGCGGCATAATCAAATTTATCCACATTTCTAGCAAACCCAACTTCAAGTAATCTAGCAAGACCACCAGTAAAGTCTCTTTTCTTAGTAAGTGCTGGAACACCAAGTCCTTTTTCATATGACCATGCAGCCATAATCAATTTCCATTGTCCAGCTGTACCCATTGTAGAAGAATGCATATACGATGTTGGTAATAACTTAGCCACAAGGAATGCAGCTTGGTTATAGATACCATCAACTTGTTCAGTTTCCCATAAATCGTCTAGTAAGTATCTCTGAACGATGTAATCACCCTTAACCTTAGTAAGACCCTCTGGTAATTCATTAATATATTCAGAACCCTCTAAAAGCCCATAAGAACCATCTTCATCGTTAAACCAATAATCTCTTTGGTCGGCCCATATTGTGTGTATCTTATCACCTTCTACGTAAACTCTATTCGCTTTAGCAACACCAGAGAACTGTGTGATGTATTTTAAAGACCATGATTTTATGTTAGAGTTAATCGCCATTGTCTTACGAACCGTATGGGATATATCTAAGATATTAATACCCCACATCATTGTTTGGTCATAATCCAAGGTTTCAGAACCAACCTTAAGCCTTGATGGTTTTCTTCTGAATTTAGAATATGGGTTAAGTGTTCTAGCTATTTCAATGATATCAATCCCTAATCTCTCACACCTTCTCTCTAAGTAAGGCCAATCGAAGAATTCTGAATTGTATGCTGTAATAA